ATTTTACTCTGGCCGATTTACCCAGTGGATATCATGGGACTCCAACTGTGCCGAATTTGGTCCAGACTCGTTCTTCTGTGGAGGAAAAGCGCCGCGGACATCAGCGAGTTGAGCCGCGAACCATGGACTTGGGATCCAATTTGGAATCAAAATTTGCGTCCCGAAGACGTATGGAGCGCGAAGCGGGCGATTCAAGCGGAACAAACTTGGACACCGCTGGATTTTTTTCTGTCCTTATCCCTTGCGTTGGCCTCGCGTTTTCAATCTTTGGCAGCAATTACACTTCTGTTGTTGTCAGCTTTGTCATGCTGTACATGTTGCTTGTCATCATGCCCCGCTATCAGCAAAAGGCGGCGGCTGTTCTACGCGCGCTGGAGTCGAGAGTACAACAAAATGTGGAGGATTCTGTTTCCCGTGCTGCTGGAGCAGCAGACGATCTGCTACATGCTGCTGACGCTCGAATCACACGAACTCTGGCACACATTGACCAGCGCCTTGACCGTGTGCAACCTGCTTTAAATGTCGCTCATGCGATGGCTGGCTCTGCGCCAGTGCAAAACTCTCCCCAAAACCCCCCCCAAAACCAAACACCTGCCCCGGTAGCTAGTAAGACAATTGTCGAAGTAGCTCTGGGAATTACACCAACTCAAGCGGTCGGATACTCTCTGGCTGCTGGAGCCCTTGCTGCTATGGCTTTTATGCCTCGCGAAATCGCTGTCCAAGGAGAAAGCGATAGCGAGCGCACGCGCAAGGTGACCAAAAATAACCTCCCCCTCATTCTTGGTGGACTGGCGTCCTACATGGTGGCTGACGAGAAGTCAAATTCCAACCCCATGCTCGCGTCTGCAGCGCACCTCAATGCTGCAAGAACGTGGGCCAGCATGCTTACTGATATGCACGGACAAATGGACACCAAATCAATGGACACTACTCTTTCAATCTCTCCGCCTGCCGAGGCTGATAGCCCCGCGGATGAGAAGAAGCAAGTGAAAATTGATGAGGCCAGAAACAAACTCTATGGATCTTTTGTGAACCCGAACGCAATCAAAAGGGAATCAGACGATGACAAAATGACTGTGTCTGTTTATGCGATCGCTCCGGATGGAAGTGCTTCCATGTACCTACGACGATTTGACAAAGGATTCTACACCCCTGGATTCGTCAAGGAAGGTGAAACTTACACTTTCGTCACTGATGATTTCAAGGTGTATCATACACTCCCCTCCTGCGATGGCTTTTATCGCGCTTTCTCTGCGATGCATGAGAACCGTAAAGGCCATTGTGAAAAATGCCGAACCTATGGCTGCTCTGGTCAGAGCAACCGCCTTCAGTCGGCTGCAAGAGATTCTGGCTTTCCCAATCGATTCATGTACATTGCAACCGACATCACGGGAGTTGCTGTTCCAAAAGCTTCAACATTTATGGCTGTCGGCTTGGGACTTGCTGCTGCAGGCGTTCTTGGATACAAGTATGCAACATCAAATGCGGATTTGTGTCCTGAGTGCAAGAAGAACACTCGCACTCGAAGTAAAGCCACGGGTAAACTTTTCACTACATGCAGCCAATGCTATCACTTGATGGACCCCACAATCAAATTTGAAGCTGCCATTGAAATTGTTGATCATTACGTTAAAACTGGACGAGATGATTACAAAGAAGAGGTTCGCACACTCTACATTCCCTGCCGTTTCTGCTCGGAGTTGTATTGCGAGGACCAACACTACTTTTTGCAATTTCTTTCCTTCTTCGCTGGCTTTACCACAAGTGCATCCACTGGCCTTCTGAAGAACTTTCTCCAGTCTCCAGTCCTGATCGTTCAGGGCAATCAAGTTGATGGTCGGTCAGTTCACGTCGGTGAAATGCACTTCGCGCCCTGCCGAATTCCTGATATGATTCAAGCTGAAGGAAACCACAAAGGAGGTCGCAAGGGAAAGTTGCAGCGGAGGGCTAAAAACAGCACTGATCGTCGTGGACGGGGCATGAGGAAGAAATTCCGAAACATTATCAACTCGTTCTACGTCAGCGACAATGTTCCTGACGGTTCTATCGTGGAGTTCGCGGGCATGAAAGGAAGTTTCAAGTTTGGAAGCGCAAACTTCCAACGTGCTCTCGAGCATCTGATTAAACGTGAGGCCGAAGTTGAAATCAGAGTCCAAGGCAAGGACTTAGCTCAAAAAACCGTCTACATTCAGCAGTGGAATAACGTCGACACGGATTACAACCGAGCCGGTCAAGATGACTGGGACAGAGATGATGACCGTGCCGATGAAAAAACCAAAGAGGAGCAAGAGGACGATGACTTCAACCGGGACTATGCCCTCACTGACAACAATGATGAAGAAGTTGACCAGTTCCGAGTGGACGATTCTCGCCACCACGGAGGTCGCGGCGAAAACTTCCTTCACTACATCTTGCCCTACCAAAACGGTGACGGATGTTTCCACCTAGACTGTGGCAAAGCAACGAGTGATTGGAGGAAAGCGTGCAACATTCGGTGCGGCGGTCCCAAGTGCCAACACTGCCAAGAATGCACGATGAACCCTGTCGGCCCAAATTATGTTCCTCCAGAAGACCCAAAACTCACACCAGATTCTCCTGTTCCTGAGCCCTACAAGCATTTGGTCAAAAGCAAAGCGGAGAGCAAAGTTCCCGCTCTGCCAAAAGGCCCCCCTCCGCCGATGCCGAGGCTGGATGAGCGTCACTTTCCCCCAAACAGGCTCCCGAAGTGCAAGACACATGACAAAGACCGTTGCTCGACTTGCGTCGGACCATGCTTTCTCAGTGGGCCGAAGAGCAGTCACAAGTGCAATCAGACATGTGACTATCGATTCTTCCGAAAAGATATTGCGAAGGATTTGTACGATTTGCATGTCTGCACTGGCTGCTTTCTCGGAAGGCAATGCGACAAGAAAAACGACAAGCTTCACGTCACCAGAATCCCCGGAAAGTGCAACAACAAGACTGAGAGTGGAGGCGACATCAAGGACAAACACGTGGTGTGTCTTTACTCTGATTGTGAGTGGGCGGTGCGACCCGTTGCGCAAAGCATTAACAATGCTGTTCCAGCAATGGCAGTGACAAACGAACTCCGGCTGTGCAAGATTGAGTACCAATATCGCAGCCGTGAGGGAGTGGTGAAGCAAGGCAGCATGACCGGAAGTTTTATTGAACGTGACGGAAAGAAACTTGTTCAATCCAAGAAACATGGGCTGCTTCGTGCATGTACCGCTGTCACAATCCGCTATGGAAAGAAATTTGCCAAAGTGGCTGTTCTTCCTCCCCACCCTCTTGGAACTGGTACAGCGCACGGCGCTTACATTGAGGATCTGCGCGACCATGCTTTTTGGCCTGCCCCTGACGATGTCGACACAATGCAAATCGGCAATGTCAAAGATGCGGCAGACAAGCAAGACCCAGTGACCGCGATTCGTGTCATTGGAAACAAGATTGAGCAGAAGACTGTCCCTATGCTCGGAGAAAAGAACCAGATGGCAATCAATGCAGATGGAGACATTGTTGTCATCAAAACTGTCATTTCGTACCGACCTGACTCAGTCGCTGGAGACTCTGGAATGCCTGTCATGGACAAAAGTGGCAAATGTATCGGATCTCATAGCGGTTCTCCTGGAAATGGTCCTTTCAAACCTGGCCAAGAAGCTTACTTTGAGCCATGGGACTTTGAAATGCTCAACAAAGCTTTCCAAACAAAAAACAACTCCGTCCCTACCTCGAAAACCACCCAGAGTGGGTCAGGGACTGTGTCTCAGGCTACAGCGGCGACCGCGCAGCAATCTCTGGAGAGCAAACGGAAAACAAAAGGAAACTAGTCGGGCTCTTTCCAGTGCTCGGCCAAGTTTTCTTCCGATCTTCCGACTTCAAGGAGCATGAAGACCACCCTGCGAGTCAGTTCCTGCAGCAAAAGGGCTGGCTCGACAAATATCCCCCCACAATGAAAATGAACTGGGGTGACTTGGACACTGCGTACAAGTCTGCACTTCGTTTCTGTAGTGAACCGACCGATGTTGATGACGTCGATTGGGGAAGCTGGAACAGTGCATGGACACGCCTAAATAACCACATATGGCAAATTTGTCGTGGCTCAAAAGTGAGCTCTTGGGAAGAAGTTGATCGAGAAACCGATTTCTCCAAAACCAACGGATGGCCTGAATGTCAGCGCTATGGCACTAAAGGGCAATGGTACGATGTTCCTGAAAACAAGGACTACCTAGCAAAAATATGGGATTCCCATTTGCCTAATGGAACCATCCGTTTCTTCAATACTGTGCTTGAAAAACACGAGATTCGCCTGGCCGAAAAAGTCGACCAAGGCAAAGTGCGTACAATTACACCGGTTGCAACACCACATGTGCAATCATCTCGTCGTTTGTACCAAGATATCCTGGAACGCCTAAACAGGAAGCCCCTTCATAGCTACACTGCCCATGGTTTCAACCCATACCGTGGCGGTGTTAATGCTCTCTTCACGTACCTCACGGGAGATGAAGGCTTCAGAAAAGGCTTTGAATTTGATGTGTCGAAAATGGATTCAACTATTCACATCCGTATCATGGAACGTCTATTGCAAGGCGAATTTGAATGTTTGCGGCAAGAAGACAGAACTGGAGACAATTTCGTTCGAATGATGAACTTGAAACATCAAGTTTATTGTGGACCTATTGTCATGCCAGATGGTTTGGTCCTTCTCAAAGGATCAAGTGGCAAAGGTGCCAACACGTCTGGCCAATTCTTGACAGCATGGGACAACACGCGAACGGCTATCTTTTATATCATGTACGCCTTCGCTCGGAAGTTCGGGAATCTTGATGAATTTGACCAACTAGTGCGCCTCGTCGTTTTGGGCGATGACATCATAATGTCGGTGCACGATTCAATCATTGACCAATTCAATGGTGATTGGATCATGTCAGTTCTCTTCTCGGACCTTGGAGTCACCCTTGAAACACCTGACCCTCGACCAAGATGGGTTTACGATCTGCGTTTCCTCGCATTCGGATTCAGATTCGATAAGGACCTCGAAACATTTGTGCATGTTCTCGACCCTCAACGAGTTACAAGTTCACTGATACAAGGTGGAAGTGACAACAAAGAAACGGGACGTATGACTCCTCATGGATTTTTGCAACGCCTTTGCGGAATTCGAGTTGCCTCTTGGGGTGACCCTGAAATTCGCGAAATGGTGGTGCAGTGTATTGAATGGTGGCTTGAAGAAAACAAGCAACTTGACTCTACTGCAAATACGCTCTGGGAAGCAGCCAAAAAGTCGTACCACAATGATTTCACGCTCGCTCAGCTGTACAGTGGGCGCGAGGCTGGAGCATGTCCAGCACCTTCCCAGCTGGACAATTTTGCAAACGAATTTGATTTTCTCTGGAAGGATAAAATCTATTACGGTCAATCGAAAACCATTCTACCATCAAAACTTGCTCAGCGCGCTCTTGGAAAAGAAGGCGCTAACCTACCAAAATACTTCGACAAAGCCGTCAATTACGTCGCACAACCAATTGCAGACGCGGTTCACTTCGTCGATCACAATCTTGGGCACCCTGGAAAACGAGCATTTGAAACCCTATTTGAACATTTCGGTGGATCGCCCCTCAAATCACCTACACATCAACCTACAATGCCGCGAAGATCTCGCAAACCATCACGCAAGCCTAAGCGAAGTGCAAGTCGCAAATCTCGCAAAGGCCGTTCGCGCAAAGGCTCGAGAAAAGGAAGCCGCAAACGCTCTGCTTCATCTGTCAAAAAGGCAGTCAGGAGTGAGCTCAAATCGCGTGGAGTCACCATGCGCCCCAAAACAAACGGTGGTCGCACATTCATGAACTTCACACGCCCGCGCTTCAACAAGCAAGTTCGGAACCGTCCCGGACGAATCCGCATCAGAGGAAGTGAGTGGATTGGCACGATCTACGGTGGAACCACTGGAGGATCAATCGCGTCTCCATTCCTAGCAGGAGCCCAAAGCAACAAGGGCACGCTGCTTCTCAAATTGGTGATGAACCCACAATCAATCGGCTCTCGTCGCCTGCAAGCCCAAACTGGCTTCTATGAGAAGTACCGTTTCAACGATGGAAGAGTGTGGCTCAAAGGACGAGCCGCCTCCAACATCGAAGGATCCGTCATCGGCGCTTGGGATCTCGACCCTGAAGATGACATCGGCATTGGCAATGCTGCCTACCGCAACATGACATCGCAACCTGGAAAGCGAAGCTACGCCTACTCTGAAGGGACCAAAGGGTGGCGTATGCCGCATGGCTCAAATGGAACCGCTGGCGACAATGGTTTCTATGTCGACGAGCATTCGTCAAGTGATCTTCGCTTTGTTAACCAAAATGTTTTCAACATGGCTGTGGAAATGCCTGTTGTTAACACAATTTCAGCGGACGTCGGGTGTACAAACACAGACGAGATCGCGGAGGTTTGGATTGACTACGACATCGACTTCTGGCTTCCTGACACAAAAGCTGGGGCCGGCGTTCCAACAAGTGAAGCTTACGCCTTTTACCTCAGTTCAAACCAACGTGCTATCTGGAATGCTGATCAGTCCGGATCAGTGTTTGGTCAAGGCAGCATTGCTGAGAAAAACAACAACTGCACCATTGACACTCAGTTCAGCCCGCCGCCAGACGGCTTGTTTTTTCTCTCCGACAGCCTTTCGGACTTCCACGACATCTTGTGGTTTCCGGCTGAGTGGACTGCGGCAATCGTGTATGTGCTCACAATCTCGTCAACTGCTGGCCACAACTTCTTGACCACAATTACCACCGACCACAATTCCGCCACTTACGGCAGTGACCTTGGCACCAATTACAACGTTTCGCCTTCCTTGGTGAATGTCACCGCAAACAATCAAGGAGGCTCGTATGCCATTGTCTACAGAACCACTGCTGAAAATGTGCCGTGGGGAATTTCACTTTCAACTGCGACTGGTTCTTCTTCATCGCTCTCGCTTGCGGCCACAATCGTTGCTCCCCTGCTACTTCCGTCGTTCACGTTAAAGAAAAGCAGAATGGCTGATGCAATGAAGGCTTTGAAGCTGCTGCGCAAAAGTGGAATCAAGATCGACATGAAGGAAGAGGCGCCGCCTTCTTTGTCGCTCACTGCAGGGGGCGACAATTCTGAAAGTGAAAGTGATGACGAGCACGAACGAAAGCAACGGAAACGGCAACAACTTGTCTCGATGGTGCAAAAGGGCACTGATCGAAAATACCAAAGTCTACAGGATTCGTCAGAACCTGTGGACAAGCCTCGTCGAGCTGGAACTCGATTCGCAGATGAGCGTGACAGACTTATTGGCGATCAAGAGCTATCTCTGCTGCCGCAACGACCAATTGAGCGACCCCAAGGAGCTCGCGTTCAACAAAACGCTGGAAGCGCTTGCGAGCCCGAATTCATCCTCGCTGAGCACGAGTACAATGACTTTCAGCAGTGGAAGAAGCAGAGAGAATCCGGCAGACAACAAGCAGGAGCGGACACAGCGGCAGCAGCTCAGACAGCAGCAGCAGCTGGATCGTCCGCCCCAGCTGAACCAGGAGCGCCAAAGCGCTCAAGTCTCAAGGGCAGCAACAGCTCCGGCTGAAGCTACTGAAGTCGAGACTGAGGAATCAAAACGAAGAAAGAATCAGTCTCGACAACCAGAATGGCTTGGACATGGCTCGCGTCCGAGTAGCCCGAATCTATCTGCAGGACAACCTACATTGAGTGGAAACACTCTAAGTACGTTTATTGCGGAAGAGCTCTAGTTGGGAGTTTTTGTTTCTTTTTACTCCTGTATCTAGCCTGTGTAAAGGAATGGCACCCTGCAAGAGCTTAAAAGTTATGCAGGATGGACCTAGAGTGCGGTGTACATTCGATCGAAAATTGGACGTCGCAAGTGCGCCGTTTTTGCCAATTGAGATGGCCCGCCAGTGAAAACCTAGGTTACTGGACCCC